ATGCTGGCTGAATACAAAGGCCGTAAAGTCACGGTGATCTGCGAAGAATGCGAGATCCTGCGGAGTTTCGACGGCACGGCATTGTTCGAAGAGCACGGCGACGTAAGCTTGCCCGGCCTGTTGGCCGATCTCGCGAAGGCTGTGGGATGTGAACGCCCGAAATCCGGTTTTTATAACCGATGCACACTGCACTATTTTCTGACCCATGATGAATGGGCGAAGCGCATGCAGTTGGTGAGCCGCGAGGATTTTGAAATCGCGATGGGAAAGCGGCTGGCGGATCTGCAGGAGTGGGACGTGCTTACCGCCAGATGCCGCTGCGGCCGTTACGGGACGTTGAACCGCAAGGCGCTGGAACAACGATGTGGTCCGGAAGCGCGCCTGAAGGACCTGGCCGGAAAGTTGCGTTGCAAGGAATGCAAACGTTGCGATAGCGTGATCGAGATTTCTTCTCTGCCGAGGTGAGACATGTGCAATCTCTATAACGTCACCACAAGCCGCGAGGCCGTCCTGCAGTTCACCAGGGCATTCCGAGACAAGGCAGGCTGGAACCAGCCGTCTCTGGACGTCTATCCCGGATATCAGGCGCCTGTCGTGCGGGTCGGCGAGGATGGGCAGCGGGAAATCGCCAGTCTCACCTGGGGAATGCCCTCGCCGCCGGCTTTCGTGAAAAACTACGATCCTGGCGTGACGAACATCCGCAACGTGAGCTCACCACACTGGCGGCGCTGGCTTGGTCCGACGAGCCGCTGTGTCGTGCCCTTCACATCCTTCGCCGAACCCGATCCGGCTCGCAAGGTGGAGGGCGGCCGAGTGCCGAATGCATGGTTTGCCGGAAGCTCAGACCGCCCGCTGATGTTCTTCGCCGGCTTCTGGACCCCCTGGAAAGGAGTTCGCAAGGTTCGCGACGGCGAGCGGGAATATGAGCTGTTCGGATTCCTGACGACGACGCCGAACGCGATCGTCTCTCCGATCCATCAGAAGGCCATGCCGGCGATCCTGACGACGCCGGAGGAAGTCGATCTCTGGCTGACAGCGCCGTGGGAAGAAGCGAAGCACCTGCAGCGGCCGCTGCCCGGGAACATGCTGGTGATCGTCGAGCCGCCGGCAAAGCCCGAAGATGAGAAGGAACCGAGCCTGCTATGAGCATCAGCCCCGAGACACGAACCGAGCAGCCAGGCGCCGGCATCCATGACAATCACTGGTGCGAGCATCCCGGCTGCAAGCAGTGGGGCGGCTTCGGTTATCAGCAGTCGAAGATTGAAAAGCCTACTTGGAATTGCTGGGAGCACTATTCGCACAAACTGAACCAGCTATACAGTGATGGACCGGCGAGCTAACTGGATCTGGTTTGCGGCGATAGCACTGCTTGTGGCTGTGGCTGTCGCAGGTATCGTTCTTCAACTAGCGCGCTTCCTCGGCATCATGTAAGCACCCCTCATGACGTCGAAAGCCTACATGCGATTGCTGCTGGTCCGTGTGGAAACAGAAATGCGTGCCGGCACGCCGACGCGCATGACGGTCGACCTCATGCGGAGAATGCTGACCCTTGAGCGCGACGCCGGGAGCTCTTCGCCGCCTCCCTCTCCTTCTCCAACTGATCACAAAACATCTGTCTAGCTTCGGCTTCCGCCATTCCAGTCAAATAAGTGAGAAAGGCAAATTCTTTCACTTCCCCAGATATTCTCTTGGCGTGAGTCAGTGCATCAGTAATTGCCTGCAATTTGTCCATGAGCTCCTCCGTTGTTGGACGAAGGGCATCGTGCACACATGTTGCAGAATGAGACACCAGTAGAATTACTAGTCCGAAATAGTCTTTCTTAAGACAAGGTTAACAACGAGCGCGCCAGCGAGTGTCACCTTGAGCGGCCCCGATCTACCGTCCGCGGCAAAGGGCGGGTGCGTTGATCATGTGCTTGAGCTGCATTATGCAAACTGAACCGAAGATGGGCTCCCCCGATCCATGCACAAAAAAACGAGAGCGCAGGCACATGAGTGATTTCACAACCGCTTTCGGCGAGTTCGACGGGTTGATCCGCCGCGAGGAGCCGGTGTCCTTCTTCCTGGTGGCGAACAATCCCGAACTGGACCTTTCAGAGCTCACATCGATCCTTGACCCGGAACGGGATTACGTTTGTCAGTTCAACAAGTGCATATTTGCCAAGCAGTTATCTGCCCTTGCCAACAAATTCATGTTCTTCTTCTCGACCGACGAGAATGGGGTACCGCACGGATTCAACTGGGATGGCCTTCCGACCAGGGAGGTCGGAGAGTTTCCTGCCGGTTCAACCGGGTTCATTCTGAAGTATCAAGAGTCTCAGCCCCCGCCCTTTCTCGGGGAGGCTGATGCATATGAGCTTCCCAACATCAGGCTCACCGTCATTAACGCAGAGATGGCGGCGAGATATGTCGGCGACTTGCAGCCACAGCATCTTCCATCGGCCGGCTTTACCGCGACAGCGCTGTTCACCCTGATCAACTATTTGCGCCTGACGCAGGGGAAAAAGCTACACCACATAATCTTGGTCGGGTTCACCGGCCGGTATCGAAGCGGCAGCCCCTTCGTGCACGATTTCGATCGCGAGCAGCTCTTCTACAGAATGAACCCGTTTGTCTCGAGCATCGGTGGCTCGGATGGCCTTGCCGAAAAAGTGGACCCCACCGACCAGATCGCGCTTCACACGCTGAGAAACCGTTTCAGCGATGGATACGATTTTACCTCGGCGACCAAAGCACAGATCCTAACGGACATTTCCGAGGTCTTCTACAAGACGGGCGACATGACGGCTTTCCAGAGGCTGATTAACGCTGCCATTTCCGTAAACCCCTCCGCCGCGGCACGCCAGATCGGTTTGCTGGTGAGATCGCTGGTTGCCGAGGACGCGCAGCCTTTGCCCAGCCCTTATCTGAGTAGCGTCATCACCGAAAGCGAGAGCCGCGCGCGTGAACTGAACGATAAATGGAAACTCGGCAAAATCCATTGGGCACCCGTCAAGGCCCCCGACATCGCCTCCCCGAATTGCGAATACAGGTTCAGAAGCACTGAGATCCCAAGGGTCCTCATCCTCAACGAGACGTCCAAGATCGGCTTCAACGACAAGCATCTCGGCTGCTATAACGTGAGCCGGACGATCGGTGGCAAGCTTTCCGAAAACGGCATGGAGTATGCCGGCTGGGCCAACAACATTGCCGGCTTGAATGAGATACTGGAACGCGACGAGGGGCGCAATTTTGATGCCGTTATCATCAATGGCGAGGGAACGTTTCACGGCAATGCGGCCCGCGCAATCGAATTAGCAATGATGGGCCAGTACGCGAAATCTCTCGGCAAGAAAGTATTCCTGATAAACTCCGTATGGGAGAGAAACGGGCGACACCTCGAAGAGATGTGCTGTGGTTTCGACCTGATCACGGTAAGGGAATCCTGGTCACTGGAGAACGTCAGAAGATTTGCTCGTGATGCGGTTCTTGTACCGGATCTGGCTTGGAATTGTCCTGAACCCGGTGCTGACGCCAAGACAGAAGAGTGCGGAATCATCGATTGCATCCTGCCGGAAACGACGGTGATGCTCCAGGATTTGGCATTTGCGAATTCTCTCGAATTCCGGACAATGAGTGGACTGTTACGACCGTTCGCAAGGGCCGTTCAAAACAGTCATCCGATCAGGGCCGTTCCAGCGGCGTTGAGCGAAGCCGATCTAAAGCGCATTGGAGGATGGATCTCCGGCCGCTTTCATGGGCTCATACTCGCGCTGGTTCATCGGTCGCCCGTCGCGGCGGTTCAATCGAACACGGCGAAGATCCAGGCGATGCTTGACGATATAGGGATCGCGCACAAGATATGCTCCGTCGACGAGATCAAACAAAGCACCGAGAACGGTAGCTTTACAGAGCCTCTCCTTGAAAAACTCGAATATTCCAGCGCGGATTGGGCGAAGGTAAGGAGCTACAGGGACTTCGCCGTTGGTGAAACTGCGAAGATCTTCGAGTTTATTAGAGCCATGGTCTGAGATTCGGAATGGCTTTTAGCGCATCCGATCGTTTTGAGCCGCCTCGATCCTCTGCAGGATCTCACGCGTCACTTTCATGTCGGCTGCCAGCGAGTTGAGCGTACCCTCGACCGATCGCATGGCGACGGCGGCGTCGCTTGCCTGTTTTTCGATGTTGGAGATCCGGAGCTCCTGGGTATCCAGTGCCCTGATCTTCACCTCGACTGCCGTTAGGCGAGTGTCTAGCCTGTCAATCGCGACAGAGTGAGCGTCTTGATTTGCCGTCAGCCGCTCCCAGGTCGCCCCCCATGCGGCGACCCCGCCGGCGAAACCGAGCAAGATAACAACCGTATTCAGATTCCATTCCCATTTCCATGCGGGCGCTTTGACTGTCGTCATCTCATCGTTCCCTGCCATCAGTCCCCATGCCCTTTCGAAATGCGTATGCCAGAAATTCAGAGAGCCGCGGCTACCAGAACCAAGATGCGATCGTGATCAGCACGAAGGCCGCGATGCAGATGACCGCAAATGGTTGAGTGTGAAGGAAGCGCATCAGCGGGCCGCCTCATCATGAGCGGCGCATTCCTCAACCGTCCAAGCACGGGCGCCGCAGAGCCCTGCCACGGTATCGTCTATCTTCTCCTGGTCGCGGGCCGTCTTCCCGCGAGCGCCGATCAGCGACGTCCCGATGACCGATCTAGCCGTCGACTGGAGTTGCACTTTCGATGCATTCACCTGTGCGGTTTGAGTACAGGAGGCCACGCTCAATGCAGAGGCGGCGACGAACGCGAGCCTTGTCAGCTTCATTGGTCAATTCTCCGATGGCTTTGGTGGTTGCAGCCTGCATGGATGCCCGCTCGGCTTCCCTTGCCTCTCGTTCGGCCACAGGAGCCCAGAGAAGCGCATTGATGGTGAGGCAGGCAACGAAGCCTATCCCAGCCCCGCCGGCGATCTTGGTCCAATCCAGGAGCCCAAACATCTCAGGCCTCGATCTCTTTGCGGATCGACTTCACCCGCCGGACAATCCATTCCCCGCCGACGAGGATAGTCACCATAGACACGACGAAGATGATCCCCATGAGGATGAGCGCATCGCGATCCATGCCTGCGAGCCAGGTAGCGAGCGCTGTTGCCGCGCCGCCTGTACCGAAGATGCCGGTTACCCAGTTCGTCTTGCTGCGGACTTCCTTCTCGACCTTTTCGGGAACGACAGGCTTTTCGACCGGTACCGGAACCTCGACTGTGACTTCCTTCTCGATGACGGTCGGTCTCTCTGGCGTAGGCTGGGCGGCCATGACCAACGCCTCGGCCCGCACACCTTCCACGCGCCTATTCCAGCCCTTCCCGAACACCTTCCACTGCTCACCCTTCTTAATGCCTTTCAGGAATTTCAATCGGCGATCACAGAGGTCATTGATGATCCGATGCGCCGGCATGGCGGCGATGGCGGAAAGAGTAGCTGGGCCGATCTTGCCATCCTCGGCAACTCCGACGACGGCCTGAAGGTGTTTCGCAGCTCGCGCAGGCCCGCTGCTTACTGCGAAATCGAGAACGGCATAGTCGACACCGTCCGGAAGCTTCGCACCCAGGGTGGCATCCCAATAGTGCCGACGGTAAACAGTCGCGATCTGCTCTGCCGTGATCTTTCGAAGGTCCTCCTTCGTGGCGTTCGGCTTCACGAAGGATCGGAAGGTGGCCAGTGTGACGCCTTTCATCGTCGCCCCGCCAGGGTCTTTCGGATGGTCGGACCATTCCCCCTCATGCGCCAAGACGAGCGAAAGCGACTTCGCAAAGTTGCGATCCATGTGATTTCTCCTATGGGCGTGGAAAGGCGCCGGCGCAATCGCGTCGGGCCATTTCATTTGATGTTGATCAGGGAACGGTGTGACTGCCCCATTGACGAAACAGACACCTACGTGATTGAACAATCGCTGATAGACGGAGTATGGAATGGCAATATCTGAACTGATCCAGGAATTGATTTCTGCTAGCGGCCCAAGCAGAGATCTGGATACAAAGATCGCGTTCGTTACCAGATTCAGAACCAACAATCCCAGCGCATCCGAAATTCCGTGTTTTACCGGCTCCTTAGACGCCGCAAATGAGCTGGCGAGAAAAGTAGCGCCTGCATCAGCGGGTGGAACTGCGTGGCTTGCAGACGGCACCGGAACATCGAAGCTGGACGACGACGAACCTACGTTTGGTGCAAATCAAGCCATAGCTCTTTGCATTGCCGCTATACGTAGGATGGAAGCCAACGACGCGCTCAAAGGGGAAGTTCTCAAAAAGTCCGGCCAAAACTATCGGATGTTCTTTAAAAAGAGCGAGACTCCCTCGAACATTCTTCTTGTAGTTTTGTCTCCCTACAGCGGGTTCATGATGGTGAAGCGGGACTTCCACTGTGACACGCTATACATCCATGAGCAGGTTAACTCCTATTATACCTTCCAAACCGACCTATTTACGCAGGACGTGAGAGATTTCGCAATCAAACTCGGGGTTACCGAGGTCGTCTTTTTGGGATCGAGTAAGGCTGGCTACGGGGCACTTCTTGCGGGGAGGTTGTTTGATCCGGATGGAGGGAATTTAACCGCGAGATCGGTCGCATTTGCCCCCGTGACAAGAGTTTATCCTCTCGACAAGCCTCTTCCATTCAAAACCTACCCAGCGTTCCTGCAACTTATTGAGCAAAGACCATTCGTTCGAGCCTCGACCCAAAGATTAGGTTTGCCACCTAGTCGGGCGGCACACTCCTCATACCGAGAGAAAATCGTATTCGGCGAATTCTGTGATTACGACCGCGAAGAAATTGAATATCTTGCAGATGTGACGGAGGAGCCAGAGACATTCATGTCGGTTGCGACAGTTCCAGCGAGCACTCATAACGTTATCAGCCTCATTGCGGCCGACAAAAGTAGCCTCGAAAGGTTCACGGAGGCCGTACTTACGAGCGCGAGACGGGATCTTGAGCTTCCTTGGTATGAGAAGGAGAACGAACGGTTTCTCAGTGAGGCTCCGGCAATCTTTGAGGCGATCAAGCTCGTAAGTTTGGACGATATTTTAGGCATCAGGACCGCAGCGACCTCGGGCCAGGAGGCTGAAATAAGCCCGCCGACGAACAGTCCGCCAATATCATCCCGGAAGAGGCCAGGTCTGCGACGTTTGTTCCGGAAGTAAGGCCTGGGGTGGATTGAATCACATTGTCTACAGTTGCAGCCTAACCATCACGTAGCTGAGTCTCAATATTGATGCGAAAGGCGGAGTGAAGCGCCGTCGCATCGGACGGTGACGCAGTGTTGACGATGGAGCGCGGCCATGCTTCAAACCAAGATACAAGTTGCCATCCTCTGGGAGAACTGACGTGCACCAATCGGCCTACGATCACATGAAGCAGTGCGTCACGACCCACATGGATACAGATCGGTTCTATGACGTCGTCGACATTGGCTCGTGCATGGTCGACGAACAAAAGTTATCCCACCGTATGCTTTTGAGCGACTACAGGCACAAATACACCGGACTTGACGTCGTAAGTGGCCCCAACGTCGACGTTGTCATGAAGACACCATACCGGATTCCGATAAAGAGTAGATCTGCCGATGTTGTAATATGCGGACAGGTCTTTGAGCATGTTCCACTTTTTTGGGTATCGTTTATGGAAATGGCGCGTCTTCTTAGACCGGGAGGCTTTATTTTCATGACAGTTCCGTCACGAGGGCATGTCCACGCCGGCCGCAATGAGTTCGATTGCTGGCGATTTTATCCCGATAGCATGCGTGCCCTCGCCGCTTTCTCAGATCTTGATCTTTTGTCTGTCCATACTGACTTTCCGCCGAAAGTTCCAGGATCGCGCGCGTATGACTACGCGAAAGCAAACCCTGGACAATACTGGGGCGACACTGTTGCGGTGTTCAAGATGGATAAGCATCCGTCTGTCCAACAAAAGATCATCACCGAGGTTATGGTCTGGTGGGGGAACCGCCAAGCCTCCGCCCTCAACAGGCTGGTTGCTGAACGCAACGAAAGGCTTACACACCAGCGTAGCGCAGCCTGAAGCTACGAAAGTCGCTGCCGCCTTGCCACCGACCGGGAGCACCCTTCACCAAAGCCGCGCGTATTGCCCGACAGATCGAGATGTGGTTGAACATCAACCTTCTGCGAAGGTTAACGCGGCACGATCTACAGAGCCTGAAAGGCAACCCAATTGACAGCGCCATCGGATTGGACCCCTTAGCCTGTTCTCGCCTTTGAACCACCATCCAGCTAGATGGCCCACAGGAGACCCTCCAATGATTCTTGAATGTCGCGGTGTTAAATTCCCGGACGATCCGCAGTTTATCTCGCCCAGGGTGAGGGAATCCATCACAATGGGGCGTTACGAAAGCAAGGAAGCGACCCAGGTCGAGAAGCTTCTGAAGGAGGGAGACCGCGTGCTCGAAATCGGCAGCGGGCTTGGCTTCATCTCCACGATTGCGGCTCGCGACCCCAAAACGGAAGACGTTTTATGTTATGAGGCAGACCCAAGACTGATAAGCTATATCCAGTCCGTTCATGAGTTGAATAATATAAAGAAGGCTACCGTCAGGAATGCCGCATTGACCACCGACCTCTCACTGAAGGAGCTGACTTTTTACGTTCGCAAGGATTTTTGGGGGTCATCTTTTTCGAAGAACGCCGGCCCCTACGAATCGACTGCAATCGTACAGACTCAATCCTTCAACGATGTACTGCAACAGTTCCGCCCTACATTTATTGTTTGCGACATCGAAGGCGCAGAGCTCGATCTCTTCTTTAATGCTAGTCTGTCGGGCGTTACACGCGTCCTTATGGAAATCCATTCCAAGGTGCTCGGGCGAGTTGGCGTAAAGCGTCTCTTCGACGCCATGAGCGCCCGTGACTTTCACTATGACGAACACCACTCCCACGGTTCGGTTATCCTCTTTTCACATGTGAAGAGGCAGTAAACATGATGGCGCCCGTAAACCTGATCTTCGCAAGCGACGAGAATTATCTGAAGTACACGGCGGTCACATTGGCTTCCGTTTTGAAAAACTTTGGCGGCGATAGGCAGCTCAATGTCTATATTCTCACCGATAGGTTTCTCTCTGAGCAGGGTCTGCAAAAGATACGCGGTTTACGGGCTCATCGCGATTTCCAAGTTGAAAATGTCATCGTTGATGCATCCCAGTTTGCGAAAATCAGAACGACGCCCGGAATCACGCTCGCTACCTATTACCGGCTCGTGATGCATGACGTCCTTCCGTCAGATGTCGAGCGCTGCATCTATCTTGACAGCGACATCATCATCCGGCGCTCACTTGAAGAAATCTATGATGTGCCGATGGACGGGTTCATGTTCGCCGGGGTTCAGGATTCCATCAGCTACGTTTACAATCGCAAATTCAGCTTGCCGACCAACGCTCCTCACATCAACGCAGGGGTCACCATTGTCAACGTAAAAGAAGCTCGTGCGTCTGCATTCTCTGAGATGATTAACGATTATCTCGACAAGCATCGGTACCTTGTAACCCTTGGCGACCAGCAGATCATCAACGCGGTTTTTTATCAGAAAATCAAATACATTCCGGTTGTCTGGAATGTCCACGGTTCAATGTTTTTGCCCGATTGGCGAAAGCAGCACGCCGGAGTCAGCAACTCCTTCTCAAACCAGGAGCTCACCGATGCGACGAAGGATCCTGCTGCCATTCACTACACCTACAAACGAAAGCCGTGGGTCTCGATGGAGCACCCACGCGCGGCAGAGTGGTGGGATTATGCGATCATTACCCCATTCTTTGACGCATCTGAAAAGCCGGCTAAAGCGGCACCGCAAAAGTCCGCGGCCCAGGACAACGATAAACCGTCCCCAAAAACATCGAGAGACAATAAGCAGCCTCCATCGCTTTTCTCTCGTCTAAACGGATATCTACGCAGCGTCGCGAGACTTCGCGAGACACGACTGACAGTTCACCGCATTGAGAAGCAACTTTACGATTTGTCAGAGAAGTCAACGGAGCCTCATCCTGCACCTACCGGCACCCCTCAAGCTCTCGTACCTTATTATCTGCTCGAGGAGCAAAGCGCCTCCTTATTGGCATCGATTGGCGCTAGGGATCTCCCACCGACGTTCGACGCCCAGTCGTTTGTCGTCGACCGACAGGAACATCTTCGCATCTTCACAAATGGTGAGCCGAAGGATCTGGATGGTGGATTTCATGAGAATATCAAAACCATTCTGAAGACCGGCGAAATAAACAGAACTCGAGACTTTTGTGAGATGGACGAGGTCCTTGTCCTGGTTCAAAGGCTTCGGCAGGATTTATACTGGAAGGCGCTTTACGCCGCACGTTACTACCAAAAAAACCTCATTTTCGCTGAAACGACCTTTTTTGGTGCTTTCGCGACTTACTATGACGAAGATGCCCCTCCCCAGCTTAGGAAGTCATTTGGATATATACTAGACGACATGGGATACTACTTTGACGCCCGGAATCCCTCTCGCTTGGAAACGTATCTCAACAGCGACTCTTCCATACTGTCCCCTGAAGAAACTGCCGCAGCCAGGTCGGTGATTGAGAAAATAATCCGACACGGTATTACGAAGTATAATTTCAATTCGAAACCATGGGAGGCGGTGTCACTACCTCCTGGTAGCGTGCTAATTATTGACCAGAAGGCCAATGACGCAAGCATCGAATTTGCGGCCTCAAGCAACAAAACGTTTGAAGCCATGCTCAAATCTGCATTGAGTGAGAATCCCGAGGCCAAAATATTTCTAAAGCCCCACCCGGACAACCTTGGCAAAAATCGCCACCTCTTGGACCCCCGCATTTCCATCCTGCCAACAAACAGCCGTCTGACTGAGCTATTGGACCAATGCGCCAGAGTTTATACCGTTTCCTCTCAGGTTGGATTTGAGGGTCTATTGCGCGGCAAGGAGGTACATTGCTTTGGGCTGCCGTTTTACGCCGGTTGGGGCCTTACTCACGACAGACAGCACCTTCCGCGAAGAAGGCGCAGGGTCACGGCGGAAGAGCTCTTTCACGCCGCGTGTATCCGGAACTCCGTCTACGTCAATCCGTTCACGGGCAGATTGATGGATATCGAGCATGCGATCGACTTCATCATCGATATGCGAGATGGCCCAACGCCTGCACTCGTAAAAGGGGCTGCTTGAGTAACCGGGGGCATTTTGCCAGGTTGTAGAACGCGTACTATCGGGACGTCGGGGCGATATTGTTCCAGAATAGGAAGTAACCGATGATCTCAGCGAAGAATATCCTCTTGAGGATCGTGCAGTCCCCGTTTTGGATAGCCTCATCTCAACTTCGACGCAGAAACTCCAGTTCCTCGGGCCGTCCTCCTCTTTTTCTCTTTGGTTTCTCCAAATGGAAAACCTTTGTGGCGGATTGGTTTCCGGACAATGAGATTATCTTCGTACCCACCAGGACTCGGGAATTTGACTTCAATCTCAAATGGAAATGGCGGATCCTTGCAGACACGCGGGCTCGCGTCATGGCTTGGCAGTACAAGAGCATTCCTGCCCTAAAGGACTTCTGCTCCAAACACGCCATCCAATTTCAGTATGTCGAGGACGGCTTCCTTAGATCTGTCGCCCTCGGAGCGCTTCATACCGCGCCCATATCGTTAACTTTCGATACGCAGGACATGTACTTCAACGCCAACGCGCCGAGCGATCTAGAGTTATTGCTCTCGACGTTCGATTTCGAGGCACATCCTGAGTTAACGGCCAGAGCCGGAGCTTTGATTAGGACCTTAGTCACAGCCCGTCTGAGTAAGTATAACTCCGGTCTAAAAGTTGACATTGGAAGCATTTACGGAGCCAAGACGCGCAAGCGCATACTGGTGGTTGGCCAGGTGGAACGCGACGCGTCAATTCGCTATGGCTGCAACCGCAAAATAATGAATAACGATCTCGTCTGGCTCGCTCGGCGGGAAAACCCGGATGCCCAGATTGTCTACAAGCCTCATCCAGAGGTCTTGCAGCGAACGGCTGAGCCTCTTTCAGATCCGGATCTGGTTAGGGATACGGCTCTTGTTCTCGAAGAAGACATTAGCCTCGCTGATGCCTTCGAAAGCGTAGATCACGTTTATACCATTACATCTCTTTCTGGCTTTGAAGCCTTGATGAGGGGTATCCCGGTAACGACAGTCGGGTGCCCGTTCTATTCCGGCTGGGGCATAACTGACGACAGACAGCCCAACCCAAGGCGCGGCCGGAAACTCACATTGGAACAGGTGTTTGCCGCAGCGTACATTCTCTACCCGCAGTACCTCGACCCGGTCACGAAGCAGAGAATCGAGATAGAAGAAGCAATTTCGATTCTGAGGACTATGAGGGATAGCGCCCCAGCGCCTGTGCCGAATTGATTGAAATGCCGACCCATCGCCGCTTTCACTACGGGCGGATCTAACGAATTATGACATGGATGCGATCAGGGCAAGCCTGCGTGTCCTTGACATGAACTAGTCTTCTCTGGAGAAGATTAAGCTAGTCAAGTGACCATAACCAGCGGCCAGTAAACGGCGGTCAGGAAGCAGAATGTCCGGAATCGACTTTTCGAAACTCTCACTAGAAGAACTCAACAACGTCATAGCCGAAGCCGAGAAAGCTAGATCACTCATCGTCGAGAAACGCCGATCGGAGCTGTTGGCCGAGTTGGAAAAACTGAACGAGATTTCCAGGCCGCCGGCATCAGAAGCCAAATCGGAACCACCTAAGCAGAGAGCCCGTCGCCAGCCTCGTCACGTCTACGAAGACGAGAAAGGCAACAAATGGCACGGCATCGGCGCTAAACCTAACTGGATCATTGAGTTCCTTGGTAAGGGCGGCGATCTCAAGAGCATCAAACGTCAAATAAGGTAGGGTTGATCATGCGCCGATCGGTCGTTGATAGAAAGAACTGGTACTCTTCCTTTCACCGGTTCGTTTATGGGCACGGATGGTCGGCGGCAGCGGCGTTCGCCATCGCCGCCGTGGTTTGCTTTCCTTTCGCCTTGTGGCCTTGTGCTATTGTCGCATCGCTTGCCATCGGTGCTGCCGCAGTCTCGGCTTGGACCGAGTTTCTAGAGGCCGGGATGCGTGCGCTGAAGCGTCAGGTAAGGTTGAATGAGCTCGTGCCAAAGCCTGAGCACTATGGCGATGCTTAACGCCTCGACCGATATACGGCGAAATGCCCTACAGCGCAGATAGCCGCAGCAATCATGAACAAACCTGACGCGATACTTTGGCCTTCTATCTCATAGATAATGGAACGGTATATCGAAACAAAGAAGAAAACGCCAAGACGTATTAGTTAAGCCACTCTATAAACTTCTCATCCCACCTCATCATCAATTTCCTCACTGGTGGATCTGAGACAGGAACCACCCATCGACATAAATTTGGATGCCGGGGCTTTGTGCCTGGACCAGATTGTTCAAGTCAGCTGTATTAACTCCACTATCGCGCCGCAGATCGATTTCCAAGGCGGTTGACCATGCGGCGAACCGGCCAGTAGCTGCCGGAGCGACATACCGGCGAGCCTCGGCCACAATGCCGACATGTGTCTGCATCGCTGCGCGGCCGATTCGCACATCTGCCTCGACCGCCCCCATATTGTCATTCTGCACGCCGAGCGAGGTGTATATCGTATATTTGCCGACCGTCGAATCGGGACCGACAGACAGACCTTTTGAGAATTCGGCGGTCTCACCGGTCGTCAACACCGTCGTATTCGTCCACGCTGTCGGGTCCCATCCGGCATCGATGGCAAGCTTCCAAATATCCCGAACCGCCTGGGTGACGCCTTGGCCGCCAATCGGAACCCCGATCCTGTGCTGAACCACCCCACCAGGCGCCTGAAACTCAAGGCAGAACTTCGCGCGGACCAGAATTTCGCGTCCCATCTTTTCAAGGCGCGGCGAAGCAATCTGGGCAGGTGTCTTTGCCGCTTCGCGATACAGATAATACGGCAGAGCAACCGCCTGCGCTCCCGAGCCATCGCCGGTAATAGTCAGCGTCACCGGACCGTTGGCGGTGCCTGCAGCCGCTACAGTGATCTCAGTGATTTCGCCGGCCACGATAGTGGGCGTATAGGTGCCGCCGCCGGTCGAAGGAGTGACGGTCGCCGTCGTGTAGCCAGAACCCTTCGCAGCCACGAGCGCATGCTGGACGCCGCTGCCGGTAGCATAAGGCAGTTCACAATTGGAAAACTGAACGTTCTTGACGGTCACAGGGTCAAGGTAGAACGGCCTGGCCTCTCCGCGAACACCCTTGAATTCAGGGTTCCAGCAATTCGTGACGTAGCCGAGATAATGATCACGGCTGAAAAGGTCGATGTCGGTGAATGATGGATGATTGATTCGCGCCTCACCCGATGCGCCGGCCAAACCATCGATGAAGAGGGCACCGCTGTTCGGAACCATCGCTTCGCGCTCAGTCATCGAGAAGCCGGCGCCGTGATGATCGTAGGAGAAAAGCATCCCACGATTGAAGGCGAAATTTGACATACCAAACACGCCCTCGGCGGAGGTATCGCCGCCTTGAATTCGAAGGCCCCACATCCCCTGTGTGGTCAGGTTGGCAACAGATACCTTCTCAATGCCACCAACCGCCGGGACGCCGGGATCGCCAGCGACGCCAGACCCGTCGAATATCACGCCTCCATGCTGCCAGTATCCTCCCACTGTTAAGTCACGGATGCCGTAATCCGTACCGTCACGGAATAACACGCCTATGTCGATATCGGCGTGGTTGTCGTTCCACCGAGTAGTGGGAACTCCTGGAGCGCTCTCTCGATCAAAGGCCGCAACGATCTTAAAGGCTGCAAGGCGCACGCCTGTCCCTCCGGCTGGAATATGGATTGCAACCTTCTTGTTCTGAGTGTCGGCTCGATTGGTCGAGACAGCGGTGAATCCGCCCCCCACACAATAAAAGATCGTGCCGAAGTCCAGATCTACTGCCGAGAACGGCGAGACGGTGCGGTTTCGGCCGACAGCGTGCCAAGCGGATGAGAACTCTCCTTCGATAGCCATCTGGGCAGGAAGCGATAACGTTTCCTGCAAGACAAATCGCCCACACCCGGCCTTTGCGAGAACTTTTGCTGTCTCCGCTTGCTCCAACCATTCCTTGATCCCGGCGGTGCTGTCATTAGTCCCGGTCGGGTCTACGTCGAACTCAGAGATATGGCACTGATACTTACTCCGCTCGATCATCGTCCGGGTGACGCTGCTCGGCCAGATTGCGACAGGGAAGCCGATGCCCTGAGCCGCTGCAGCGGATGCCGCAGCGTCCGCCGCGAAAGCTTCCGCCGCAGCGACGATAGCGCTCGAAACCTGATCGCTTACCAGCCGGAACGTCGTTCCAGACACGATGCCAAGCACGATCATGCCGGCGACCAATCCGCCAGCCGCCACGTCATTGCCGCTGTTCGTCTTGATGGTGAGAGCGGCATCACCGTTGAAGCTGACAGTGACCGGGCTCGCCGTGTTTGCCTCGAAGATGTTCATCCAGATCAGCGCCGATTCCGAAACCGGAATGCTAGTCGTTGCCTGGATCGCATTCGGCGTACCTGCGCCAGCATCGGAGGCAATGATGAAGGAGAACGGCAGATCCGCCCGACGCGCCCACGAGCCGGTACCGGAGGCGCCGACCTTGCCATAGACGCCGTTATTTGCAGCGACAGGATCATCGACCACCCACGCCATGGAATTGGCACCATGGGCAAGATCGGCATCCATTGCGGCTTTGGTGGAATAGATCAGGCCGCCGTTCGACGTGAAGGCGGTGATGATGTCCTCAACCCATTTGCCCCACTTCCGGAGATCTGGCTTCTTAATCTTGTGCTTTCCGGATGCCGGAATGCCGTCGCTCTCAAAGTCGCGAGCGACCTGAGCCATGGTAATGTCCATGTTCTGCTCCTTGGGGGATGTCAGGTGATGTTGAATGCGCCGGTAGCGACGGCGGGGCTCATCACGCCGGATGGGTTGATCGATCGCAGCCATGCGTAGTATGTGCCGGGCGCAAGACTGGTGACCGTGCGAAGATCGACAGAGCTGGGCGGCCCGTATTCTGTTGCGGCAAGGGTTGCGGTGGCGAGGTCATCGACCGTGTTGATGAAGATGCGGCAGGCGAAGTAGTTTGAGCTGTTCGGCGCCGTCCATTGGAACACCGCTTCGCCGGGTGTCGATGTGTCGACGCTCACCGCAGTAACCGGCCCAGGCGGGACAGGATCAGCCGTCGCTGTCACGAGGATGTAATCTGTCCATTCTGACGGCGTGCCGCCGCCCCATGCCCGCAGGCGAACGCGGTATTGCTGCCCGTCCACCAGGTAGCCCGATCGAATGAAATCCTCGCCGTCCCCCGCGAACGCCGATTGCGCCCCGGTTGATCCGCTCGTGCGCTCATACTCCATTTCATAGCGGAGGTTTGGGTTGTAGTCCGCCCACTCCCCGAGAAGGAAAGCCGCAGTCGATCCGCCGCTGACAACTTCGTTCTGCACCGAGACAGTGAAGCCGGTAGGTGTATCCACGCCACCGCTCTCGATCGGCTCGATGATCTGCCCTGGTGATCCTTCTTCCGTCGCCGCATCGAATGGATAGAGGGCTTCCGGCACGACAATGCCGCTAAAGCTTACGCGCATGTTTCGAAGATCGAGGGATACGGTCGACGTTATCTCGATTTTCGCCTCGACCAGCCCACGGCTCGGATAATGGACCCTGATGAACCGGCGATAGGCGCAGTTTTTCGCCACGCTATAATCCGCCGACAGAGTGACCCGTCTGGCGTTCGCACGGATGTAGGTGAGCTTCTGTTTCCGCTGGCAGTGATTGTGAGACTGCACCGCGACATTGTTGAACGTCTTGGTGCGTTCCGTCTCGTCAACCTCGCCATAGGGATCGCCATAGATCGCGGCGTCTTCGGTGTTGTACTGGTTTGCCGGGTTGACGTAGCGACCGCGGACGGCAAGCACGGTCGATGCCTGGCGCTTGTTCTTGTCGACGCTGATCGCGAAGATGTTGTCTTCAGTCAGCCGGATATCGGGCGCTACGTCCTCTCCGGCGTGAACGCCGATCTTGCCGTCATTGCGCTCATAGACGACGAGCTCCGCCGCCTCATCGAGAGAACGACCGACCTCCACGGGATCGTTGTTGGTCCGGAACCACATGCCGCCATGCCAGCGTTTTTCCGCCCCCCCACTGCGGTTGATGACGTCCTGGTCGCCGACGTCGGCCGCATGCATCCAGTCCGGCATATAAATGCGGGCGAAGCCGAGCTTGCCGCCGAAAGGCTGCGCCAGATGATCAAGCCGCATCAGCGCAAGGTTGCGGGAGAATTCCCAGGTATTGTGATCATCCCACCGATGAGATCCAGAGCCGCCGGGTTGCGTGCTGTCCTTGCGGGGGTCATAGAGAAGCGCCCCGTCCCCAACTGCCGAATGTTCCGGCATCTGGTTCGGGAAGACCTCCATGAAATACTTGTCACGAGGCGTCAGCACTCGCATGAGCACCGATGCGAGGCCGTCGCCGCGGTGATCATTCGTCCATGCGGGAGAGAAGGCCGACACCGCAGGGGCGTATGCCGTCTCGGCGTCAAGGCCAACTCGTGTTTGAATATTAACGTAACGCTCGTCCTCCCTCGTGTAGGCATTCGTCACGTTACCGTCGCCGGCAATAGTCAGGGCCTTATCGTGGCCGTAGTGCTGCACGAACCCGGCGATGCGGCGACCGCTCCAAACCATGATGTGGTATGCAACGCCGTTCTTTTCACCAAGGAAGACATAGTCGCCGCCCTTCTTCACCCGTCCGTAGACGATCGGTAGGGGCGGTACGTTCTGCTTCAGGTTATAGGAACCGTCCTCCGGCTTCGGAACCGATGGCTTCTGGACAAGCTCGCTCTGCAGGGCCGCTGCACCATAGGCGATACCACCATAGAGCGCCGCCAGCGTGCCAAGGTAAAGCAGGTTGGACGCAAGCACGGTCGTCGGCCCGATCGCGGCAACGACCATGAGCGCAAGGCTTTCGAGACCCATTCAGATTTTCCAGGCTGCTAGCGTTTTTGCGTAGACGCGGTCAAAGCCGCGCTGTGTGCGGGTAAGCCAGCCGGAACCGTCATAAATGACGCCAAACTGGCGAGTGATGTTTGTTAAGCTGCCGACGACTCCGATATCGCCGCAGGATGGGTATTGGATGCGCTTCCCGCCGATCGCTGAGGCACATGACCCGACAAGCGCCAACGCTCCTCCACGGGCCACGAGGATGTCGATCTGCCCCTGCCCCCGCCCATAGGCGCCGCGAAGGTGTGCGGCGGGATCTTGATAGCCGAGCCACATTGCCCACTCCGCAAGGATAAGGCAGCAATCGACGTCGCCTCCCGGCGTCCACGGTTTGCGCTCGTAGGCGTCAAGGAAGGCTTGCAGGCGGTCGTTCATCACCAGTTCGGCCAGCGGATGGTTTTCGAGAGCATTTCCGAAACGCGCTCACAGAAACGGTCAAAGCGCCCCTCGATCCAAGCGACATGGTTCAACAGCCTGGACCGCTCCCTCTGATCGACGTCGGAGAGGACGGCGCCGTTCGTGAGGACGCGAAGCGTGAAGGCATTCACCACATCAATGCTTACGACCGACTGCGAACCATCTTCCATGGCCTGGTCGGCAACTTCCAGGTTATCGATCGTTCCTGTGAATTTCACATCGGGGATACCTAGCGGCTGTTCCCAATCATCCATCTCCTGGATCTTGATCACGACCGGAGAACCGGCGACGCTGTTGGTTTCGTCGTAGTCCCAGATCTCGTCACCGGTCGCCGCGTCGATGTTGATCAGGGACAGGCGCAGCGTAAACGCCTCTCCGTTTATCGCCGCCTCGACATTCTGCAGCGCGTCTTCGGTGAATTGCGCGGCGCGATAGATATTGCCGTCATCGTCCACCAATGGACCGCCCGAACCATCCCATAGCCGGAGGATTCTGTCAGGCAACGTGATCTCTGCCAGGATGCGCAGCGAAGCCATCAGATGAGCCCCAGCGCGAGCCGGTTCCAGTAATCGGTATCCTCGATGAAGGATACGCTCACCCGCTCGAAACGTTCGGCAGTCATCGATCGCTGCATGCCGTCGTCTTCAAGAAGATTGCAGACACAGGTCGGCCGATCGAACTCAAGATCCGCTCCGGACGGGATGAGTTCCCGGACGGAAGGCGTGATCCGCACCGTCCAGATATCGTCTTCCACCGAGACTACCTGACCAGTCTCGTAGAGCGCATGATCGTAGGAAAACCTCACGCCGGACAGATCGGCCGCTCCGTTGATCAGGCGCATCGACATGACCGTCGCGCCGATGGGCGTCGCCCCCACGGACACGACCGAGATCGCGTTCTGCTGGTATGGCGTTTCGTCGCTGAACGGGCTGTCATCGGAGTGCCAGACATCGACAAGAGGCTCTTCCTTGCCACTGACATACGGTGCCTTGTCCATCGCCCATGCGTGGACCGCTATCCTCCCGGAAGCGCCGCCAAAATAGGCCGATATCGCATCCCACGTCCGCAGCTTCGCGGCGCCGTGCATGGGGATGCCAGCAATGTCGATGCGCCAGTGGCCGAGATCCGTCCTGGTGGACGGCTTCGTGCCGCCGAGGGTCCGGCCGCCAGATCGGGTGAAGGGCACGATATAGGCTCGGCATTCCAGCGGAGAAAGAAGCGCTTCCGGCCATACGATGATCGCCATCAGGTTCTCCACTCCGCTCCAGCCTTGTCGTTCTGGTATCGTGCCATGGTCGGCACCACGTTCTGGTTTGCTCGACCGATGATGCTGGGGGCTGCATTGGCAACCCGGCTATCCGAGATCTCCTCAACTCGAACGTCGAAATAGGGCGATGGCGTCACATAGACCTGCATCCCGCCCCTTCCGCTTTCCAGTGTCTGCCCCGGCTTCGTAATATCCACCCGTTCATTCGGCGACTTGCGGAACATGACGAGTTGGCTATCGATGCCCCCACCACCGCCGGGCATAATCGTTCCGCCGCGCGCAAAACCGAACAGCTTACCAATGCCGGCGAATATTGACCCCAGGAAGCCTCCGCCCGATGAGGATCCTCCGAAGGAACTATTCATCGAAAACAAGGCATCCACCAACTGGGTTTCGATCTTGTCGATGATCTTGTTGAGAACGTTCAACGCTGCACTTCCGAAGGATTCCCACAGGCTCTTTCCGTTCATGAGCCCCTGCCGGAAATCGGAAAGAAATCCCTTCGTCGCATCCTTGGCGAAGTTGAGCGTATCGCGCATTTTTTCAGTCGCCGCTTCCACGCCCGCCATCACCTGAGCAAGGCCCGAAAGTTCCGCCCTCTGGGCACTGCTGAGACTTATGCCTTTTCGGTTTGCCTCATTCAGTAAGTCTGTCTGGTAGAGAAGAGCAGCAGCAGCCTCGTCGGTCATGCCGATGGCCTGCTGCTCGGCCTGCAGGCTGGCAATTCTGCGGTTGGCACCGTCGATGATATCGGAATATCGCTCGCCTTCCGATTTTCCGCCGTTGCTCTTGCCGCCGCCGCCAAGATTGAGAAGCTCCTGGTTGACATTACCGACAGCCGCTCCGAAATTTTGCGCTGCCGGAGTGGACTTCTCGAATGACTTGCCGATCTCCCCGATCCAGTCTCTGCTGAATATCTCGTTGCGCGTTTTCTCAAAGTCGCCCATCGAATGCGATAGCGCCTCCGCATACGGATTTGCGATTTCGCCGATCGTCTTGCTACCGGTTTCCATCCCGCCAATATTGACGCCGGGGATCTTGTTGATCGTCGATACGAGGTCATTGATGGCCATCTTGGCGCCGTTGACCATCTCGTTCACGACCTTAATGACCGTGTTTGCTGCTCCGATGACAGCAGCCCCGATGATGTTCGGGAAGTTCTGCCAAACGGCCTTGATACGCTCCATTGCCGACACGAAGGCCGCAATGACGAGGTTTCCAGCATCTTTGGCGATCTGCACGACATCAACGCCGATGGCCTTCTGGATCTCGTCGCGAAAGTAATATGCCGCTGTGATTGCCGCCGAAATGCCAACAGCGAGAGCCCCAAGCGGATTGGCGGCTATCGCAACGGTCAAGGCCCGAACAGCTCCAACAAGGCCGACGCCGATGGCGATTGCTAGGTTACCAACGGCCGCGAGAATGGCCGGCGAAAACATGAGCGCGAGCGAGCCGCCGGCCACCGCGGCGTATTCCGCTATCTGCGGAAGATACTGCATGCCGTCGATCAGCGCCTGCGCAAAGCGCACCATGGCATCGGTGACCACGACGAGTGCAGGCGCCAGTGCCGCAGCAAGTCCCATCGAAACGCCTTGAACCGCATATCCAAGGCGAGACAGGTTATCGTTGAACGCTTCCGCCGATCTGCCGGTCTCCGCACTGATTTCAAGCCCGAATGCCTTTGCCTCCGCAAGCAGGCCGTTAAGCGCCTCCGACCCACCATTGAGCAACGGTATCATGTTCGCGCCGGACCGGCCCATAAGCAGCATGGCAGCAGCAGTCTTCTGCGCGCCATCTGGCAATTTGGCAAATCTGTCAGCGATCTCGGCCAGGACTTGCGACGAGGATTTCAGTGTTCCATCGGAATTCTTGACGCTGATGCCGAGCGCTTTGAAGGCCTTTGCTCCTTCGCCAGTGCCGGCTGCTGCATCCGTCATATTGCGGGACAGCCGCCCGATCGCCGTCTCAAGCCCTTCCATCGAAACGCCGGAAAGATCGGCCGCATATTTGAGCTTGGACAGCTCCTCGATTGGGATGCCGATCTTCGAAGCAGACTTGGACAGATCGTCGAAGGTATTGATGTTGCTTTTGACCGCAGCAGCTACGCCGGCAAGTGCACCAGCCGCCGCCACGGCGACGGCGGCAAATGCCGTCTTCATGGCCGCTCCGAATTTTCCCGCCTCAGTCTGAGACTTCTTCAGGCCATTCGTGAATTCGGCGCTATCCAATCCAAGGTTGACGCGCAGTGCGCCTATAACTGAACTAGCGGCCATTATTCTTGCCTTCCTTTCTGTGTCGCCCTGAGAGCCAACCGCGCGTGATGGCCTCGATTTGTCCAGGCGTCATGCGGTGACCTGTTGGCTTGTTCTTTGTGCTCATGAGGCTTTCGAGTCTCGGAAGTCTTTTCTGCCTGGCAAGCGCCTCGATGTGCCAGGCAAGAGACATCCGCTCGTCGCGTTCACGCTCTCGACGATCGAAGACACCCTGAATGATGAAGTTGACTTCACGAAGCGTCATATCCCAGAACGTGTCATAGGATTGATCCGCATCTACCCATGCGGATATGAGCGACGGCCAGTCTATCCGGCCGTCGCCCGCCGAGGGCGGCCGTCACCGCCTTTTCCAGCCTTTGGCTGCATCAATTCGAATGCACGGCCGAGCAGCGTTCCAGCCTCCTCATGGCCGATCTCATCGATGATATCGTCGCAGTCATCAATGGTGATATCTGGATGATGTCGCCTGAGCGATGCATGAAAGACCTGCGTCAGCAAGGAGATTGACGCGGTCTTTTCATTCGAGAGCTCCCGACCGATCTGCGGGAATGCCTTTCCAGTCTCGTTTTCAACGTGACGGACGGCTCCGTTCCCAAGTTTCATCGTCCAGGTCTTGCCGAGCGCCTTGAACTCGACTTCGCCGCGAATATCGTTCGCCATCAGCCGCTCACCTGCGTCCAGGTCTCGGCGCCGGAGGTGGCGACGGTCACGGTTGCCGTCATGCGGTCATCGATCGGAACGGCCTTGGAGAAGCCGATGATCGAGGCCTCATATGTCACGACTGCACCGTTCGGAAACTCGATCTGGTGGTCGCGGACCTCACCACTTTCGAACAGTGTCCGGATGAAGACGTCTGTCTCGTTTCCCGGCACCCAGTTGATCTCGAACGACCCTTCGCCGTTGTCGATCAGCCCAGAAATATATTCCCGCCGACGGTTCGGGCTTTGCATATGGGTGGCGTCGATCCTGTCTGCGGTCGCCTCACCGGGCGTCACATTGATCACTTCGCCGACCTCGAAATATCCGGGTGGCGAGTCCGCTGGATCCCAGATCCTGTATTTGGTCTGGTAGCCGATCATGGCATCGGTCATGTCAGTTCTCCTGATGGTGGATGGTGAAGTCGATGGAAATACGAAAAAGGTCAGTCACATCCCCCGCATCCGCCGCGGGAAGATCGCGCTCACCGTCGATAAAAATGCCTTGGATGATGCCGTCCCGATAACCGGAAAGCAGGGCCTTCATGGCATCGGCGGCACCCTTGGTTACCGTGAAGCTATCGCCGTAGACATCGCATTGGAGACGGCTGAAGATGTGTCCCGAGGACCCCTGCATGTGATAGCTCGGCAACCTGGTGATGCGCTGCATGACGATGTACGGGCGTGTCGGCTCGGTTTGCGGCTTGCGCACCCAATAGCGACGCCCGCCGGCAACCGATGCCAGCAGTACGGTTATTACCTGTTCCATCATTTTCCTCGCGAAAGCCGCGCGTTTTTCCGGGCCAGCCGCGCTGCTGCCTTCTCGATTTCTTTCCAGGTTTCGGTCTTGATGATCTCAAGAACTTCTCGCTGCTTCCCATCCCATGCCGGACGCGCGAAGCTCTGCGGCCCGTGATTGACGTTGCCGAACTCCTGGTTCCATGCGGCCGGATCCGGCCCCGGACCAACGAAAGCTTCCGCGAAGGCTTTGTCGTCCTTGAACTGTCGACGGTGCAGTTTGGCCTGCCTGGAAGAGAGCTTGGTCCCGACAGCGATACTGGATTTCAGGTCACTCCCGCTCGTGCCCGGATCATCGGGAGCGAGGTTGCGCATTTCATCTGCCAGCGGCTCACCTGCCTTCAGGAGCGTTCTCCGCAATACGGATTTGGCCGTCGATTTGGGGAGCTCTCCAAGCGCTCTGTCCAGATCCCGAAGCCCTTTGACCGTTTCGACTGCCATCAGTCCAGATCCCGTACGGCTGTGATTTCGAGGAACATCTCAGGCGATTCCTGGAGACGCTTGATCTCCTTGATGCTCCACGTCGCCCCGTTCGTGTTGATCCGATCGGATGGCTTGACCGCATCGACGAGAGTATCCCGCCGGATCGCAAAACGTGACATCAGGAACGCGCCGACCTGCCCTGCTGCGTCGCGCTCACCGGATGACGCATCCTGCCGACGCGCGCGGCGCGAGACGTATTCGGACCAGGTGAGAACAGGTTCGTTGAACTCGTTCGGGACTTCCGTCGCGCGTTCGATCACAATCCTTTCGCGAAGATCTCCTGCCCCGATTGGCATCACACCCTCGCAAACCAGGTATAGTTGAGGTCCGTTTCGATCGCGCGGCCGGACTCTTCTGCCCATTCGTCGACCGCCTGGCAGACACCGAACCGAAAGCGCTGATCCGGGTTTTCGAAATCATGTCCGCCGATCCACGCGCCTGCCTTCACTTTGGGAAGCCATGCCGCAATATCCGCCTTAACGCCTTCATAGGAGTGGTCGGCATCGAGGAAGACGAGATCGAGCGAACCGCCCTTGATCGTGCTTGCCGCCTCGATCGAGGATACCGGCATGATGATGGCGCGTCCCGGAAAGCGCTTCGCGCGGTTCTCGGCCTGCATCCGGTGAGATGCAACGCGTGCCGGGTCGCGATGATGGGCATGGTCGTCGCAGGTCGCCTTGTAGGCCTCCGGCTGTTTGTCGGCCGTCTGCCAGTTGTCGACCATGAAAAGCTTGATGTCGGGTCTCTGGCGCAGCAGATATTCCGACAGGATACCAATCAGAACGCCGACTTCGGCAACAACGGCATTCTTCGGCAGCCGCTTCAGTATGGCCTGGCCACGCTGCTCAAAGGGCCTCACTCGGCATGCTCCGAGAGAACATCAAGCGAGATGCCTTTGTCCAGCACGAGAACCGGAACACCCGGCGCAAAGGCCTCGAACGCGTCCCGAAGTCTATCACCCTGCTCCTGCGTGCAGCGTCCATCAATCCGCACGACGAGCTTATCGCCGGGCCGAAATTCGATGCGTCGAATGTCTTCGATTTCCATCTTCACCATCCAATGTCCCATGGGCGCGGCTTGCCATGGAAGATCACCGCGCGGGCATCTTCCGGAATGGTTCCGTTCCCGATTTCACGACCCTTGCGCACCGCTTCCCGCACATGCGCCTTGTAGGAGACGATCTGCCCCGGAAGCACGTCCTGCCACCGGTCTGCGCGCTCAAGCCAGAAGCTCTCCAGAAAGGCCTGATCGCCGCCGCGCGCATACGCGCGCATCCAATGCTCCGGCCGGTCGATCCAGTGTGACCAGACCTGACGCCGCACCGCTTCCGGCAGAAACATGATCGACGACTGAAGGCCGTCCGGACGGTAGACATC